GGGTCGTTCTCTGACGCTATGCCTCTGGGTATCTCGGGAACGTTTAACTACATGCTGGTGTTTCAAGCCGAGCACAATATCCTCATGCACCCTTTCCATATGTTGGGTGTGGCGGGAGTGTTTGGTGGCGCTCTCTTCAGTGCTATGCACGGTAGTCTTGTCACTTCGAGTCTTATCCGTGAAACCACAGAAGACATCTCACAAAACTATGGCTACAAATTTGGACAAGAAGAAGAGACCTACAACATCGTTGCAGCTCACGGATACTTCGGACGATTGATCTTCCAATATGCAAGCTTCAATAACTCACGGAGTCTCCACTTCTTCCTTGCTGCCTGGCCTGTTGTCGGCATCTGGTTTGCTGCTCTTGGCGTATCTACTATGGCGTTCAATCTGAACGGCTTTAACTTTAACCAGTCCTTGCTCTCCGCTGAGGGCAAGGTGATCGATACCTGGGCAGACATCCTGAACAAAGCTAACCTTGGCTTTGAGGTAATGCACGAGCGTAATGCTCATAACTTCCCGCTCGATCTCGCTGCTAACAACATTGTGCCTGTCGCTATGAAGGCACCTACTATTGGTTAACTATGGCATACGATCCTAAAGCTACCACTGTCGTTCCCAACTATGTTGTGAAGACGACTGGTGACCCTTTCTTTGTTACCGCTTACCCTGACCCCTACGCTAAGGCAGGCTCCCTTGCTCAGTGCAAGAAGCTCAGCCCTAAGGGTGTAGAGCAGGTAGCTGTCTGAGGCTTTCCCCACTATGCTGTGGTGGTGGGGAATGTACTTTACACAGCAATTATATCAATGTTTAAGAAAGCTCTCATCGCAGTAGTTTCGACTGCTGCCCTGTCTGCTCCTGCTATTGCTGGTTCTATCGGTACTATTCAAGGTACCACCTCTACTACCATCACTGGTGGTACCCGCGCTGTGACTATCACTGGCACTTACGCCTCTGAAGAGCACACCGTTGGTGCTTCTACTGATGGCACTGGCGCTACTGCTGGTGCTGATTGGGATCCGACTACTGGTCCTGTCCTCACCGTTGCTGGCGTTGGTGGTGCTACTGCTAATACTGGTTCTGCTACCTACAACACCAATGCTGTGACTGCTGCGACGTATCTCAACGATGCCCAGCACGCCTACACTGGTACTGAAAGCACGACCACTAGCGGCGTCTTCTTTAACTACTGATGGGTCGCCGCTTAGCTGCGGCACTCCTAGTGGCATTGGCTCCTTCGGGGGCCTTTGCCCAATCAAATACTACGAGTTCCGTTCAGAATAGTTCCACACCTACTGCTGTTGTTAACCAACAGACAGGTGGTGGGGTCAACCTTAACCAACAATATAATAACCAGTGGGACAACCATAATGGGTTTGCTCCTGGTGTGTACTGCAGAACACCTACCTTCTATTTAGGTAGTGGCTATGGACAAGCTAATAGCTGGGGACCCACGCAATCACAGCTTGGTACTGGTCTCACGCAAGTGTCGGCTGGTGTCCTAGTTCCCTTTGGGTCTAGTGTTCTCAGTGACTGTGCTCGGATGGCTTCGGCACTAACACAGAGAGCTGAGGTTGCTAACCAAGTAGCTCTCGTTCGTGCATGTCACGATCTCAAACAATCTGGTATCAAGATTGACTCAGAGAAATTTCCAGCACTTAGCAAGTGCGTTGATTAACCTATAAGCACGCCGTCCGTTCATTCGCTATTCGCAAATGGCGAACGCATGACGCCTACTCATGGAACGGGGGGTAGGTACTTCGGTCCGACAAATGACTCAAGTCGAATTGGATGCCCGTGTACGGGAGCAGAAAGCTGCTGAGAAAGCAGCCAAGCTGAAGTATCGCGGCGTTGCTTACAACAAACAGGTAGTCCGTTAAAGCGGCATTGGCAGGTGCAAACCCTGCCTTACCTATTGACTAATGGCCCGTTACGGCGGATACCCGTTAGTCATTGACAGTCGGAGAGACGACACCCCAAAAATATAGCGCAAAAAATTAACTCGGATCCGAGAGCAAGTCCAAACTACTTACTCTCTTACAAGAACAATGTCTACCTGGTCTCCAATTCCTGGAACTGCACCGAACACTACTCCTACTTCGGTCGGTTCTATTAACAAGCACCCCGGTCTGGGTCTTACCCAAGGCGGTGCAGATTATGATTCTAAGTATGCCACCTATTTGAAATTATTCAGTGGTGAGCTGTTCAAAGCGTATGAGTCAAGCTGCATCGCAAAAGGAACTGTTCAGAACCGCACCCTGAAGTCGGGTAAGGCTCTCCAGTTCATCTTCACTGGCCGCATGGGCGCTTCCTACCACCAGCCTGGCACCCCTATCCTTGGTAGCGGTGATCCTCCGGTGGCAGAGAAGACCATCGTCATGGACGACCTGCTGGTTTCCAGCGCGTTCGTCTACGACCTCGATGAGACCCTTGCTCACTACTCCCTGCGAGGCGAGATCGCCAAGAAAATTGGCTACGCTCTGGCAGAAGCATATGACAAGAAGATCTTCCGTACGATCGCAAAGGCTGCACGCGAAGCTCATCCGATCGGTGCCGTTGCTGGTGCTACCCCCACGACTCCTGCAGTTCCTGCTGAGCCTGGTGGTTCCATCATCAAGCTGGGCTCTGGTAATGCACTGAGTGCACAGCACCTGGTTGACGCCTTCTTCGAAGCTGCTTCCATCCTTGATGAGAAGAACCTGCCGAAGCAAGGTCGTACTGCCATCCTGACCCCGCGTCAGTACTACGCCCTGATCTCTCAGGTCGATACCAATATCCTGAACCGTGACTTCGGTAACAACCAGGGTAACCTGAACAGCGGCGAAGGTCTCTATGAGATCGCTGGCATCAGCATCCGTCGTTCTAACAACCTCCCCTTCCAGGCTGGCAACATTGCCCGCGTTGACGGTGAGAACAACGACTACTCTGGTGACTTCAGCAACCACGCTGGCCTCATCTATCAGAAGGATGCTGCTGGTGTTGTTGAAGCTATCGGTCCTCAGGTGCAGACCACCTCTGGCGACGTGTCCGTCCTGTATCAGGGCGACGTGATCGTTGGTCGTCTGGCCATGGGCGCTGGCACCCTGAACCCCGCTGCTGCCATCGAGCTGCAGTCTGCCTGATAGGAGGTAATCCTAATGGCTACTGGTGGTACTGGCGGTGGCGGCGTTGCACCTGCTCCCGCTGCTAAGTCCCTCGCCACTGTGGCAGGGCACACTGTTAAAGAAGTGACCTTCCCCCGTCGCAATAGCGATGCTGGGCTGGCTGCTTATTCTATTAAGAGCGAGACATACGATCCTCGTTCTGCTAACTACTGAGGTCTACTATGGCTGCTAACACTTCTACTCCGTCTTACGGTGGTGGTGTGTGCGGCGATCCCACTGTTCGCGTGTCGGTTGCTCGCACCCGTCGCGCCTTCGGTGGGACTGCTGTCCCCGCTTCTACTGTGAAGTCGGAAACCAAAGGTATGCGCGTTGCATATCCCGGTACGGAATGTAATCTTCCTGCCGTTCCTTAACGCAACTGGGGGCTCCTTCGGGGGTCCCCTTTTTTTTAAATTGTTATTTGAAAATGACTCTCGTTCGCAACTATGTTCCCCACGACTTTTGATACTGAGACAGAACTCTCCAGCGTTAACTCAATTCTGGCGAGCATAGGGCAGTCCCCCATCACTGCTCTGGACTATGAAAACCCAGAGATTGCTTTGGTAGCTAGGACCTTGAACGAGGTATCTAACCAGGTGCAATCTGAGGGTTGGGTATTCAACACTGAAAACCATTACCCACTTGTACCCAACAGCAATAAGGAGATCCTCTATCCAGAGAATGTCCTACAGTTTGACCTCTCCGACTGTGAACCTCCCTATGTGGATGTGATCAAGAGAAGCGGTAAATTGTACGATAAGATCTCACACTCTTATCAGTTTGAGCGGACTCTCCACGCTGATGTTGTGTGGAAGTTTGACTATGAAGATCTCCCCCACACCTTCAAGCAATACATCACCTACAGAGCTGCTCGCCTTGTCGCTACGAAACTGACTGCTGATCCTGACTTGTACAAGATCCTGAATGAGCAGGAGGCTATGACCCGTGCAGCTGTTGTTGAGTACGAATGCACTCAGGGTGACTACAACTACCTAGGCTACCCGCGTGGTACTAGGGGTAATAACTACAGGCCCTATCAAGCACTGCAACGCTAATGGCAAACATCACGCAGAAGATCACATCATATGTACACGGTATCTCCTATCAGCCTGACCACCTGAAGCGTCCTGGTCAAGTTCGTAACCTGGAGAACGGTCTACCAGACATTACCTACGGTCTCCTGAAGCGCCCTGGATCTGAGATCATTAAGAAGATTGAGGGAGTAACGGAGGAAGGTAAGTGGTTCACGATCTTCCGTGATGACCGTGAGAAGTATCTGGTACGACACCACGATGGTCAGATCCGTGTGTGGTCGTTGATTGACGGAGAGGAGAAGACAGTTAAATATGCTGCTGACCCTGA